GACTATAATGAGAGAGGCCGCCTACCTAAACATTAAGTATGATAAAGCCTTCCCAGCTCTTTACTCTAGGATAATCCCAGGTGCCAGCAAGATTAGAACGTACTGCGTATCGTCCTACTATGGAAGCCCATATGGTGCAGAGTTTTTGGTATTCAATACTACCGATACAGTTATTAGTCTGGATTCAAGCACAAACTCAGCCCTTAGAATTCAAGGTATAACATTTACTCAGCAGTCTAGTAACGAGCTAACTGTTGACGAGTTCTTTAACAAAAAGAGTGATCTTTCAAATCCCGTAATAGAAAATGGTGTAGTCGTTTCCTCACCACTATATTCTAAAGAAAAATTCTTGGACATAAGGAACAGCCGGTCGACGTATGGAAGAAAAGAATTTACCATAGATGCTCCCTACATACAAAGTAGAGACACCGCTAACTCTATGATGAACTGGCTTGCAGAAAAGATCATGGTTCCAAGAAAGTCTTTGGGTCTGAGCGTATTCTCTTTGCCAACTTTGCAGCTGGGAGATATTGTTAGCGTAAAGTATAGCTCAGATGAAATAGATCAGGTAAGGGAGGGTGACCGCTTTGTTATTTACCAAATAGATCATTCCAGGTCTAGCGGGTCCGTAGAGATGTCAATATACTTAAGTGAGGTAAAGTCCTAATGGTTCAACCAAAAGCAAATCAAGCTTCGAGGGTAGTCAATGTGGGGTCATCGAATACAGCGGTAAAGATCCCAGAACTTTATAACGTAGATATTAACACTGATGTGGTGCCGGAGTCTGTTCTAGAGTTTCTGCTTTTTGAGCAGATAGCTGGACAAGAGCTCCTGCTAACTTCTAGGACAGATCTTCTTAACGGGCAGAACGTATCCTATGGCGTTATCAGCAACCTAACGGATCTGCAGCTAGAATATTCTCCGTCAAACATTCTAGCGGTGCCAAACACCTTACCAGACTTATTTAAAGTTTATGGTCTAGTTCTTGAGAGTTACGTCCCCGTTTTGGATTTAGAGTCTGGTGGGCCTCTGTCAGGCAACGAATCCCCGAATGCATACATAGACTTGGGAGATGAGTCCACTACAAAGAATCAGCTTATCATAGAGTTTAAAAATATGCAGTCTAATTACGATGTGGAAATTCAGGTCCTTTATTCTGGTATAATTGAAGATACCGTAATATAAAGCAAAGAGAGTTAAGATGATTACAGATAAAGGGAAAGAAATATTTGGAAAGTACCTGGTAGGTTCTGCACCAGCGTATGCTTCTTACATTGCCATTGGCTGCGGGGCTGCCCCTAACCCCAGTGGATACGAGACAACAGCCGGAGACCTTTCAGCTTGGCCCCAGAAGACTAGCCTAGACTTTGAGATGTTTAGGGTTCCGATAACCTCTAGAGGATTCGTGCAAGACGAAGATGGAAACTCTCAGGTTGTGTTTTCAGCAGAGGTGCCTACCACAGAACGATATGAAATTACAGAAGTCGGCATATTTTCTGCCTCCTCTAACCCCTCCTCTGTTGGTTACGACAGTAGAACTCTTTATGCTTTTACAAGGGAAGAGCCTTGGAAGTACCTAGAAGCGGCTCTCTTTACAGAGGATCAACCTTTAGATAATCTGTCTGCGTCAAAGGATCTGTCTCTTAGCTTTCGTGAAAACCCCGCCATTCAGACTAACGCTACTAACAGAATGTTTAGAGCCGAAAGAGTTGTTCGTTCCGAGCAATCAAGGTACTTTAACAACATGATTATGTTGTCTAGTAATTTTTCTGACTTGTCGGATTCTTCGTCAATTGCTGGGGAATGGGACTTGTCGAATCAAGATAAGATATCTCTTGCAACATCGGTAGACCTTTCCAGGAATTCTCCCCTCGACCAAATCAAGCTAGCCCTATCCGTTGTTGATGTAGATGGAACAGCTGGGGTTGCCCCAAACAGGGTAAGGGTTACCTTAGAATTCACTACGGTTAACAGTGGTGGATCGTTTAGGTTAGACTTTGAGTCAGAGGCTGGAGCTTTTTCACCCAGCAGGTATCGAGTGTTAGAGCAAAGTATCGGTGAGGGTAAGACATATGGAACATTTCTTTGGTCTGCTGTGAACAACGTTAATATTTATGCCGCGGCCGTTGATGAGTTCGGGGAAGTTATTATTGAGTCAGGAACTGACTTACCATACTACTACATTGCCTTAGACGCTATTCGTCTAGAAAACATTGGATCTAAGAATCCACTGTATGCAATGACAGGATACACTGTTATAGAGAACACGGAAAACGGTGTTGCTCGTCCCATAGTTAAGTTACCAAATACATCGGCTATGGTTGAGTTTAGGTTGGGTGTAGGAGTCTTTAATGGCTAATGGAAGAATATTACTAGGACCAGCTTCTTGGGTCGTAAATGAAGACCACGAAGTAAGCTTTAGGTATCGGGTTGTGACAAATGACTTAAACGTTAGGTCTGCATTTTCTCCGACATATGTAGTGGCCGTTCCAGCAGTTGCAGAAATATTCAACACAATAGATTATGGAATAAGCTCTAGAGCTATCGGCTCTCAAAACCTAGTAGACATCGTGTGGTCCTTATTGCCCAGGTATGACAATATGCCTTATTACGTATTTGTTAAAGCCCCTGGGGCAACAGACTTCTCTTATCTTAAATTAACTTACGAAACATCCTTTTCACACATCCTTCCAGCCTCGAGCCCCACGGGTGTCTACAATTTTACAGTGACAATGCCGACAACTGGCAAAACAGCTTTAGCAAATGCAATACTTTTTTCAGCCACAATAACGATTTAATGGTATACTAGGAGAACTATGGCAAAGATTCCAACACCAGACAGAGGTCAGCCTCTAGATGTTTCTTACATCTACCAGATGGCTACGGCTATCAATGAGCTATCTTCTCAGGTATCGTCTCCTACTTACAAGTATGCTTCTATTGACACTTCGAGTGGAACCCAGAACAGTCTGATCTCAAACACAAAGATAGTCGCTGGATCAATAGACATCTACTCAACCCTGACGGACGTGTCTCCAGGTCTCGCTATCGACAAGTCTTACTCCTTTAATACTGGAGAGTTTAAGTATCCACCGATTGTAACAGCAAGCCCAGTCCTGACCTCAAAGTCTGAAAACGGTTCAGACCTTAGCGTTACAATTAAGCAGATTACTACATCTAGGGTTGATTTTACGGTGACATTCTTTGGAACTGGTAAGGCTGCCTTGAAGGTAAACCTTATCGCTATTGGCCTACCGCTCTAGTCGTTATCCTACTATGCCTCCCAACCCAAAGCGCGGATACAGGACTCGAGAAGAGTATAACGAGGCATCTGTGATACCGGGGAATAAAAAAGTATACTTTTTAAACCGTAAGCTGGTCAGGGCCTATCACATCAACAGGTCCAATGGCATAATGTCTGTCTACAATATAATCGACGACCAAATAGAGAGCTGTCTTATTAGTGATTTTAAAAAGAATCGTGAGAAGGCATACACTGTGGGAGAGACCGCAGATTTAGTGAACAGACATAAGAAGTACATGCCATCTCTGATGAAGCGTGAAGAAATCCCTAGGCCTACGGGAAGCCAAAAGGGTGGGGCAACAGGCTGGCAAGTGAGAAGCTATTATTCAGAGTCACAAGTAAAAGAGATACGAGACATTCTTGCATCTTATCATATGGGTAGGCCAAGAGGTGACGGCCTTCTTACGAACAACATAACACCTACGGCTCCAGAGTTGACAAGGCGCATGGGGCATGGTATGCTTACATATACCAAGACAGAGGATGGAAGATTTATTCCTACTTGGTCGGAGAGTATTTAAAGACATTTGGGTATTGCATGTCTCCCAGATCTGTGGTACTATATATTACAATAAGTTCTATGAGAGGAACATTATGGAAATCGAAAGTACAAAAATAACGGTAGCATTGGGGTATACTCTAAACTTAGGTAACTTTCAATCATTGAGAGTAGACATTGGAGTAACAGACTCCAAGCGTGACGGAGAAAATACTGACCAAGCCTTCGATCGCATTTACGCATTTGTAGAAAGTAAACTTGGAGATAAGGTTGCTGAGGCATCCCAGGAGCTAGAGACTAAGTAATGGCAGATCGCAAGGAGAGGTTTTCCTTGCTCAGCCGCTACAGCAAGCATCATACTGCACGTTATGAGCAAAAACCTCAAATCAACCTAAACGTAGAACAGTGGGCAGCCGATGCCCTGATTGAGTCATACACTTTACAAGGATGCTATGACCTGCTAGAATATTATTTCGAAGTAGCTCAGAATCCAGCGTGGAAGTATTTTGCCAACTATGCGCAAGATATAATTTCAAAGCGTGACCAGTACAACCAAGATCTAATCGACAGGAAGCAGCGCAGAGCTGCAGCGAAGAAGTGGTTAAGTGAGTAATACAGAGTCTAAACTAATATCAGCCGTCCTAGAGGATAAGCAGGTGCACGTTTTGCTACAGGCAAACGTGGACAACCTTCTCCGTACTCATAAAGACATCTGGGAGTTTATACGAACCTACTCCGAGAGGAATGGGTCAGTACCTCCAACCTCAATACTTGTAGAAAAGTTTAGGGACTTTCAGCCTGTCCCAGGAATCGGAACTACTAAGTATCACTTGGAGGAGTTGCAGGCAGAGTATCTTAATGACAGCCTAAAGGACATGATCCGAACGGCAGCATCAGATATTCAAAATGGTGAAGGCGTCAAGGTATTAGAGTCACTAATCACTGACACCTCTGCCCTAAAGAAAAACACCTCTGCCATCAGGGACATTGACGCCACAGACATTGAAGACGCTGTTGCCTATTACGAGCATGTACAAAAGCAAACTGCTCTTGGGGTACAAGGTATTAGAACGGGGCTTCCCGGATTTGACAACTATCTACCAGCAGGAATTACTGCAGGACAGCTGGGGGTGTTCCTTGCTTATCCCGGTATTGGCAAGTCTTGGTTGTCCCTATACTTTGCGGTACAGGCCTGGAAGCTCGGCAAGACTCCTATGGTAGTAAGCCTAGAGATGAGCGAGACAGAAGTTCGTAACCGTGTGTTTACAATTATGGGCGAAGGTCTTTGGTCTCACAGAAAGCTTTCCGCAGGTGACGTAGAAGTTGACGACCTTAGGAGGTGGCACAAGAGCAAGCTAGAGGGCAAGCCAGAGTTTCATATCATATCAAATGACTCTGGTGGGGAAGTTACTCCATCGGTTCTTCGAGGAAAGATTGACCAGTACAAGCCAGACTTTATTATCGTTGATTACCTACAGCTGATGTCTCCTAATCAAAAATCTGAGAACGAGACTGTTAGGATGAAGAACCTTTCTCGTGAGCTAAAGCTAATGGCCATCTCTGAGGAGATACCTATCCTAGCCATATCCTCAGCGACCCCTGACGACGTCACCAAGCTAGATACAGTTCCAACCCTAGGGCAGACAGCCTGGAGCCGTCAGATCGCTTACGACGCCGACTGGGTCCTAGCCCTGGGCCGAGCTGCAAACTCCGATGTAATCGAATGCGTATTCAGAAAAAACAGAAATGGGTTTATGGGAGAGTTCCTTGTTCAGGCAGACTTTGACAAGGGGTGGTACAAGTACAAGGACTACGAAGGTGGAAGTTCTTCGTAGTAGATCTATCAATTTTCAAAGATGTCTAGTATAATATATGTATGGAAAGCTATCATCACAAGGCTATAAAGAGTTTTAGTATCAGTGGAGAGATCTACGATGACTCTGCAATAATAAGGCTGCGAGATGAATACTCTAGAGTATTGCACACAGGCATGAGAATTTCTGGATACGTTCCAAGGCTAGACATCTTGGAAGATTTCACAATAGAATACGAAGAAGCAACTCTAATATTTAAATTTAAGCTAACAATATATGGTTCATACATAGGGAAGAAAAAAAGCGAATGGGTGATGGGATTAAACGGTACAGCTCCAGTCTATACTCAGAGGAGCAAGTCAAGCGAGTTATTACGGGATCCGGCCTCACCATAGAAGGCGAAGTCGATATTGACTTCCTACTGTTCTGCCCATTTCACCCAAACCATCGAACTCCAGCAGGAGAAATCGATAAATCCAAGGGCACGTTCTTTTGTTTCTCCTGTCACAAAGTCGCAGACTTAACAGAGTTTGTTATGCACACAACCGGAAGGACTTACTTCGAGTCCGCTAGGTTTATTAAAAGCAAAGAGACTGAGACCAACATAGAGGCAGAAGTGCAGAGGGCTCTTGCAGAGCGACCAGAGTACGTGCTTTTCGATGAGGTTACCATTCAGCGTCTTTCTCAGCAGGCACTAGATTCCCCAAGGGCGGTCAGCTATTACCTTGGCAGGAATATATCTAAAGAGTCTATGGAGACTTTTAAGCTTGGGTTCTCGGAGAAGCAGGACATGGTCACGATACCTGTACATGCCCCCAACGGGATGCCTGTAGGTTTTGTTGGTAGGTCTATAGAGGGCAAAGAATTTAAGAACACCCCAAAACTTCCCAAAGGCAAAGTCCTGTTCAACCTGCATCGCGTAAAAAACGCAGATAAGATTTATGTTGTGGAGTCCTCATTTGATGCGATAAGATTACATCAATGTGATTTTCCAGCGGTAGCTACGTTGGGATCAAACGTATCCAACATACAAACAGACCTACTACAAAAATACTTCAATAACGTAATAGTTATTGCTGATAATGATGAAGCAGGCGGAAACATGAAAGACAGGATAATTAAAAAACTTGGCTCTAGGGTATCCGTAATACAGTTAGAAAAGCAATACAAAGATATAGGCGATATGTCAGATAACGATATAAGAAACTTAGAGTATTCGTTTGACAAATCAATAGCCAGCATGCTAACATAATACATACAAACAAGGAGAACAAAACATGAGCATTACAAGAGGACTAAAAGACATCAACGCACTACTAGACAAGCCGAAGTATGAATCTAACGGAGAGAAGGTTCGATGGCTTAAGCTTGTAGACGGCCAGTCAGCAAAGATTCGATTCATCGAAGAGCTGGACGAAGAGTCCGCAGGTTACGCCGAGGGCAGGGGTCTTGCAATCGTCGTTAAGGAGCACACAAATCCAAAGGACTACAAGCGCAAGGCTTTGGACACCATGGACTCTGAGGGTCGTGACTGGGCAGAAGAGATGAGCCGCAAGGATCCTAAGGCAGGCTGGAAAGCTCGTCTACGCTTCTACTGTAACGTACTTGTGGATGACGGTCTTGAGCCTCCATACGTCGCTGTGTGGTCCCAGGGTGTCGGCAAGC